ATTCAGGCTGGTAGTCAATACCGAATTTGGGACGGCGCAAAAAGCGAAACTATTACGGTTGCTTCTAACTATACGTACGGCTCTACAACCGTTCCTTTGGCTACTCCGTTGGCGTATACGCATACCACAGGAGTTACTTTTGGTAACTTGCCACAGGCAATTAAACAAGCAACAATTCTTGTTACAACCGCGTTCGCAAAGGTTCGTGGCGATAGGTCAATGACTATGGGTATTACTACTACCGCACAAAGCGTTACTGACGGCGCGCAACGCTATGGAAACGAAATTGCTATGGCGATTGAAATGGTTACTCTTTATAGAAGGATTCGCTAATGGCAGGACGCGTTGGCGTAAGAGATACGTTATATGCGTTTATTTCGAATCCGCCTATTCAAGATTTAAACCAAGTCTTTACTTCGTTTCCTAAGCGTATTGACTTTCAAGTAAACGCTCAGGCAGGGCAAATGAGTCGTGCCGCAGTAGTAATTTTTATTCAATCAGAAACAGAAAATCGTTTGGCTATTGGTGGCGCGCATAGTGGTTGGAAGAGAGTTGATTACTCTGTAATACTTCAAATCTTTCACCACTCGTTACACCAATTAGCCGAAACTGCTATGGCAGATTTTGATACACTTGTAGACGCAATTAAGACACGGCTACGTTCTGACCACAACTTTGGTGACCCAACAGGTATCCTAGTGTGGCAAGGAGCAGAGCCAGTTATTAACGGCTTATATGGTGAACCTTCGACTTCTGCTGAAGGAGCAACGGAAACGTTTGCTGAACTTCAGTTTGATGTAACTGAAATGATTCAAGCATAAGGAGAAAAAATGAAATACAAGTACGTAGGAACAGATGAGCGTGTGTTTCCTTCGCTTGGAATCGTAGTGAAACCAAACGAAGAGTTTGACGCGCCTGATGACTTTAGTGCGGCAGATGTAACTCTTGCTGGCGCGAAAGTATCTACACCAGCACCAAAACCAACAGAACCAATTAAGTCTGCCGCGTCAGACACAACAGTAGGAGAGTGAATCAATGTCCGTACAAGCGTCCGTACGTTCCTATTTAGGTATTGCTAAAGAAGTAACTAAAGGAACAGTAGTAGCACCAACAGATTTTATCCCTGTAGCAAAGGATAATTTAAAGCCAGTAGATTTAGTAGACCCACTATTTGATACAGGCTTGCGTGGCTCTAACGTAGTTAATTACAACTACATTCAGGGTCGCTCACGTTCAACTTTTGATTTCGGTGGTGCGGTATTTGCCGACACAATCGGTTATTCAATCGCAGGACTTCTTGGCTCAGTAGCAACAACAGGTGCAAGCGCGCCTTTCACACACACTATTAGCCTAGAAAATAGCCTTACGTCAGATGTAGACGTACAACCAATTTCTTATACTCTTACCGATTTTTATGCGGTAGATGTTCGCTCATACCCAGGTTGCCAGTTTAGCGATTTCTCTTTGAAGTTTAACGCTGACGGTATGTTGGAGTATGACGCAAAGACAACAGGTTGGGCTTCACAAACCGTTTCTGACCCAACACCTACCTTCTCTACAGTACTTCCTACTCCTGTATGGCGTGGAACTGTAAGCATTGGCGGTTCAGCAGTTGCTACCGCTATGGAAGGTAATATTGATATGACTCGTGCGGCAACGCCAATCTACGGTATTTCTAATACACAGAACCCATATCAAATCTTTCTTGGACCACTTGAAGTAACAGGCTCTATTAAGTTTGTTATGGAAAATGATTCACAGTTACTTAACTTCCTTAACAACTCACAACCTGCGATTGTTCTTAACTGGAACTACGGCTCAGGTGCTTCTGAGGTTCAAGTACAAGCAACTATTACAAAGGGTGCTTATACTGCCGCAGTAATTGAACGTGGAGATGATTTTGTAAGCGTTACAATCGAACTTAACGGTCAAGGAAACACAACTGACGCTGGTTCAACTGGCGGATTCGCACCTATCAAGTGGGTGCTAAAGAACGCAAAGCCTTCAGGAACTTACGCATAAGTTTCTGAAACAGTAGTGCTCAGGGGTTGGTTGAGCAGACGCCTTCCCTGCTCCCACCCCTGAGCACCTTTTTAAAGTATCATTTGGAAGGCACGTAACCGATTGGAAGGAAAATAAAATGGCAGAAAAAGTAGTAACGCTTCCTAGTGGAGCAACTGTAACAATTCGTGACCCTAAGGAACTGCGCGTAAAAGACCGTAAAAAGATTTACGCTAATGCGGCAAAGGCTGACGAAGGAATTATGCAAGCCCTATCTTTAACAGACGGACTTCTTGCGGTCTTAATTAAAGAGTGGTCGTTTGATTTGATTATTCCGTCAATTCGAATTACTACCCTTGAAGAACTTGAAATGGCTGACTACGACTTCTTAACCGAAGAAACAAAGGAAGCACAAAAAATTCTATTTCCAAATCTAAGTAAGACGGACGAAACAGAAAAAGACCCTGAAAGCCCTTTCGACAACTCCAACGGTTAAAATGGATACTTGAAGGTGGCGAGCGACACGAAGCCTTTTCGTATCCTGACGAAGAGTGGTACTACTACGTTTGTGCGGAAAGGTTTGGTTGGACACCTTCACAAGTAGATGAGCAACCTGCTCACTTACTAGATTGGTTAATTCATATTGCAGGAGTAGTGAGAGAAGTAGAAAATGATAGTTACAAACCTTAAACAGGTTCGCCAAGCCGTAGAGAAGGCTGGTAAAAGCATAGATAAAGGTGCTGAAGCCTGTCGTGACGAAATGATGACTACTTTGATTCAACTCTCAAAAGAAACCATTACGGGTAAGCGCGGTAAAACTAACGGCGTATGGGATAAGGCAACCGCAGGTCAGCCACCTATGAATCGTACAGGTAACTTACGGCGTTCTATCCGTGGTCAAAAAATTAACAAAGGTTTTGGCAAATATGAAGCAATCGTTGGACCAACAATTATCTATGGTCGCGCAGTAGAATTAGGCGGTAAGTACGCACCGCGCTCTTGGAAAGGAACTTCTGCTATGGACGGATTCCCATATATGCAACCTGCTTTCCAAAAGTTTAAGTTACAAGTTCCAATGATTATTCGTAAACATTTGGCGGTGACTAAATAATGGCTGGCTCTAGTTTTCTTCCACCTGCGGTCTTTGAAATTAAGGCGATTGCTGACCAAGCCATAGCCAAGTTCGGAGAAGTAAATAAAGAACTTGATAAAATGGGTAAGGAAGCCGATACGGCAAGTGGCAAAATTTCGGGCTTAGATAAGGCTTCTAAGGTGGCTACGGCTGGACTTCTTGCTATGGGTGCGGCGTTCGTAGGGTTTGCCGCTTTTGGTATTAAGGAAGCCAACGAAGCCGAACAAGCATTAAATAAGTTAGGCGTAACTCTTTCTAACTTTGGCGTTAATACTCCTAAGGTTCGAAAAGAGATTGAAGACTTAACTGGCTCTTATGTTGATTTAGGTTTTGGTGGAGAAGAAGCCGCAGCAGGTTTTGACGTTCTATTTCGTTCTACTGGTGACTTAGAAGCGTCACAAAAACTTCTTGCTACTTCGGCTGACTTGGCTCGCGTTAAAAATATTTCTCTTGCTGACGCTTCTTCTATTGTCGCAAAAGCAAATCAAGGCTCTGCTAAAGCGTTTAAAGAAATGGGTATAGAACTTGATACAACTTTGCCTAGAGCGCAAATGCTTGAAAAGGGTATGTCTGAATTAAGCGCAAAGATTGGCGGACAGGCTACTGCGTATACAAAAACTTTTGCTGGTCAGTTAGCGGTTACTAAAGAAAAATTTGCGGACGTAGCCGAAACTCTTGGTACTACGCTTATGCCTTATCTAAAAGGTTTTCTTGATTTAATTTCTAAGACTACAGAATTTGTTAAAAGAAATTCTACGGTTTTTTCTATTCTTGCTGGCGTAATACTTACCGTTACAGTTGCCCTTGCCGCATATAACGCAACAATAAAGATAGTTGCCGCTTCTACAAAAGCGTGGACAATTATTTCAGGAGTAGCAAAAACTGTTCAAACTCTTTTAACTACAGGGCAGTTACAACTTAATGCGGCACTAACCGCTAACCCTATTGGTTTAGTAGTTGCTGGCGTAGTTCTTCTTATTGGCGCAATGGTCATACTTTGGAATAAATCCGAAACGTTCCGCAAGATAATGATTGAAATTGGTAAAGTTGGTATTAAGGCGTTTGGATTTCTTATTGGAGTTATTGGAGATTTAGCAACAGGTTTTATTAAAATTGCTACTGGACCACTTAAACTTTTACTTAAAGGGTTAGCCTTACTAGGTAACGATAATGCTAAGAACGCTTTAAAAGGTTTAGAAGGCGCAACAGATTCTATTGGTAAATTTTTTGATGGTGCGGCTAAAAAAGTTACAGGTATGGCTAGCAGTTTAGACAAACTTAATAAACCTATTAAATTAACTTTTTCTACTCCTAAGATTCCTGATATGCCGAACGTTGCTGGTGGTGGTGTTACTACGGGTGGCGGTGGCGTAGACCCTAAAACTAAAAAAGCCAACGAAGGCTATATGAAAATTGTTAAAGATTTAAACGATAAAGTTGCGTCTGCGCGTACTAAGTTTAACGAAAAAATGGCTGAACTTGAAAAAGACTATAACGAAACTACTACAAAACTTCGCGCTGACGCCGCAAAAAGAATTGAAAACGTTACTAAAGACCATAACGAAAGAGTTACTAAATTAAATTCTGACGCACAAAAGAAAATTACTGAAGCGCAAAAACGTTTTAACGACACTATGGCTGACCTTAATGAAAAGAAAGGTCAAGACTTAGCCAAAGCGGAATCAGATAATACTAAAAAAGTAGCAGATATT